AGAAATAATGAGCAATACTAACAACGGATTCGATACATTACATCTATCAAATCAACTTGAAGGAAATAGAGATGCTATCAATAATCTATCAACACAAATCTGTAACGGATTTAATGGAGTGGAAATTTCAGCAGCTAATAGACAAATGGCTAATATGCAACAAGCATTTGATTTAAGTAGACAATTCGCTGATTGTTGCTGTGAAAATAGATTAGGTATTGCTAATCTAGGAGCAGATATTGCTCGTGAAGCATGTGCTACAAGAACTAGCGACACTCAAAATACACAAACATTACTTACTGCAATAACTGGTGGAATTCAATCTATAAAAGACCAATTATGTCAAGATAAGATTGACGAGAAGAATGACGAAATCTCACAATTACGTCAAGAAATCTTATACGCCAGAGGTCAAGCTAGTCAGATAGCCCAAACTCAACAAATAACATCAAATATTTACAACGAGTTAAAAAATTGCCCAGTCGGCACAGTCCCAGTATTTGGAAATCAACCTATCTTTACTTGCTCAAACAATTTAGGAAATGGTTGCGGATGCACAGGTACAAGTCAATTTATTTAATAGCATAGAGTAGAATACTACTAACTCGATTACGAGAACTTGCTAACTAGAACAGGCAAGTCCTGTTCTTTTTAATAGAAAGGAGAGATATAATGATACAAAGTACACAAGAATTGCCTTTAATATTGCCAACAAATACAAGTGATATAACTTTTTTAAACGATGAAATAAGAACTAGAAGTGCAACATGTAGTGGATGGTTAAATCATACCGAAGGAACTAGCCAATATACAATTTTAGGTAGTGGTAATTGTAACTGCCCTAATGTTTATAAAATAACATTTAATGCAAATGTTACAGGAGCTACTGCAGGTCCAATAGAAATTGGATTAAAAGAAAATGGAACACCAGTAGTCGGAGCAAGTGTTAATGAGGTTGTTACTCCTGACGAATATCAAAATGTTTCATTTACTAAAGTTATAAGGTTATGTCCTAGAGAAAATGTCACTCTAACAATAGGTTCAATAGCTGCTGTTAGTGGAGTAGTAGATACACCAATCGAAACAGTACCACCAACAATAAAGAATGCTAATTTAATTATAGAAAAAGTAAGATTTTAATGAATAATACGATAAATAATTTATCTTTAGTGTTGCAAATGCTAAGTTTAGAAATATTGTTTAGAGATTACAACAATAGTGATTTAATGCAAGAATTACAAACACAGGATGAAAAATATTTAAAAAAAATAATATCTCAAAATGAAGAGATATTGGAACTTCTAAAAGAAAGGAGTGAGTCCATTGGAAGAAAAAATACTAGAAAAGACAAGTGAATATATAGAGAAAGCTGCTGAAGATTTTAATAATGTAGACATTGATTATTTGTTCAAAGTGGTAGATATTCACAAAGATATAAAGGAGGTAGAATGTATGAATAATTATGGTAGATATGATGCTTACGGCGATTATGGTCGTAGGGGAGTAGATGCTCGTTATCGTGGTGAAAGTTATATGGAAGGTATGAATGGAAGTTATAGAGCTTATGAAGAATCTCGTAATGAATATAACAACGGTAATTATAGAGCAAAAGAAGATGGGTTAAAAGAACTTGAATATATGTTACACTCTTTAGTAAAATTTGCTAAAACCATAAAAGAAGAAGCAACTTCACCAGAAGAGCAAGAAATTGTAAGAAAACATTTTATGAAAATCAGTGAAATGTAATGTATAGATTTTATAATGCTAATTCATTAGGGAAGTTTGTTAATGATTGTACCGTACGAGCAATTTCAACTGCAGAGAATAAAACATGGGATGAAACATATAATGAATTAAGTGATATAGCACAAACTAAAGGAACAATGATGGATGATAGTTACTTCATAAAATGGTTACTTGATACAAGATATAGAAGAATACCAATGTTATCAAAAACAGTAGGAGAAGTATCTGGGCAATATCCTGATAAAATCCTATTAATCACAATGGATGGACATATTACATGTTCTAAATATGGTATAGTCTATGATAGTTTTGACTGCAGAGATAGAATAGTAGAAGATGCGTGGATAGTAAATTAAAAGAGGTTTAATACCTCTTTTTGTATATAAGTGAATCCTTATCCCAGTTAGGATATATGCTTTTTAAATATCTTTCTATTTTTTCTTTAATATGTTCTTTTAATTCTTTAGATCTACCATTATCGTAATTGTGATGACAATCAAGGCATAAAGTAACAACATTCTCTTCTATTCCTAAACCACCATGAGCTCTAGAAATATAATGAGCGTTAGGCATAGCATAAGGACTACCACAATTAATACAATGGTGATGGTCTCGTTCCCATACTTTTTGTTTTACTGACATTGGAATATCAGTAGCTTTACTTCTATTAGATTTCATTATCTATCTCCTTCAAATATATTTTTATTGATTTATAAAGCAAAATAGAGTAGAATACTGCTTCACAAAAGGAGGTGGAGTAGAAGTTGTGCAAGTAACATATCAAAAGAGAGACGGAAGTATAATACAAAGATTAAGAAATACAACTCCACCCTATAGAATAGGTGATTCAACTTCTATGGGATGGAAGGTACTAAACATTGAATATGAATATAAGGGCAAATATTATTCAGAATTCGAGTATTATAAGATAATTGAGAAAAATAAACAACTATTCATAAAGAGAAAACAAATCAAATTAATTGTATTTAGAGAGTTAAAAACCTTATTATATTATTTTATAGTAATAATGATGTATAACCTTATTAAAATATTAATATAAGGATATAGAAAAATGTTATTGCAATAACTTCTTGAATTGTCTTAAACTGTTGATATTAAAGGGTTTAAAAAAATATAAAAAAATGTTGACAAATTAAAAACACAATAGTAAAATGTTAATTGTAAGGGTAACAATCAACCGTTACTATTGTGTCTTAAGAAGTTAACATAATATCAACTTCAAGAAGTTCTAACGACCTAAGACACACAAGTCTTGGGTTTTTTTGTTACCGGAAAGGAGAGTTTATGAAGAAATCAATATACCCAGAATTACGTGTAGAAATGGTAAGACATGGAGATACACAAAGCACATTAGCAAAACTAATAAACATAACAGTAACTTCAGTAGGTAGAAGACTATCAGGCGAAATTGATTGGAGAATCGGCGAGATAGAAAAAATATGCAAATACTACGGCAAAAGTTATGATGAATTATTTAAAAGAATTGATAAATAATTCTTAACTTAATTATATCACAATGGAGGCATTTATGGAAGACAAGCCAAACTATTATGCAGTTATTCCTGCCAGTGTAAGATATGACAATGAATTAAGAGCTAACGAAAAATTATTATATGGAGAAATAACAGCACTATCTAGTAAAAATGGAATATGTACAGCATCAAACAATTACTTTGCTAAATTGTATGAAGTCAAACCAAATGCGATAAGTAAATGGATAAAAGACTTAAAAGATAAAGGATATATAAATGTTAAATATCAGAAAAAAGGCAAAGAAATTGAAGCACGAATTATAGAGATAGAGGGTATTCACAAATGTGACTACCTATTCACAAAAGAAGGAGGGGGGTATTCACAAAAAGGTGAAGAGAATATTACAAGTAATAATATTACAAGTAAGAAAGAAATATATAAAGAAAGAAATGAAAGTTTTAAAAAGCCAACCTTAGAAGAAGTGAACGAATATTGTAAGGAACGAAACAACGGAATAGATGCTGAATACTTTATAGATTTTTATGAAAGTAAAAACTGGATGATAGGTAAAAGTAAAATGAAAGACTGGAAAGCATGTGTAAGAACATGGGAGAAGAACCGTAAAAAAGATAATAAAGAAGAAGTACTTCCTGAATGGTTTAACAAAGATTTAAACAAAAGAGAAGAAAAGAAGGAGAGTGATTTAACAGATGAGCAAAAAGATAGGATTAAACGACTTCTTGAAGATAGCAGAAAATAAAGAACCATTTGTTGTTAATTATGGAAAAAGTAGAACAGGTGATGAGTATATCAAAGACTATCCAAAATGGGATGAAAAGATAAATGCTTATAGAGATGCTACAGGATATTGGGATATGGAAGTATTACTAGAAATAGCTAAAGGCGATATTCCTGAATATTCAATAGAGTTGATGGCAAATGAATAGAGATGGCGAAGTTATTACAAAAAAGTATAAAGACAATAGAAAAATACTAACTTACTTAGATGAAGTTGATTTTTCTAAAAAAGAAAAAGCATTAAGAAAGTACATGATGGGAGCTTATAAGTACTGGATATTTGAAGTAGTACCAAAACTACAAAGGACAAACAAAATTGATGGGAAATATGAAATAACTCTACCAGTAACTGAATTGTTTGAAAAAGTATATGGAAAAGTTAAAGTTCTATTCTCAGTAAAAAATGATGTGGTGCTATTAGAAAATATCGAACCAAGTGAAATGTTATTAACGATGCACAAGAAAGAACTAGCTACTTGTCATGGAATACCTTATAGGGATGAGAGAGATAAATTCAAAATAAATTTATTAAGGAGTGATAGAGAGTGAATAAAGAGGAATTGGAAAAGGAACTAGAATACATTAAAGACGTGATTAAAGATTTAAGACCTAACGATGAAGATAGATCATTCTACTTTTATCAAAAAAATGAAATTGAAAAGAAGTTGGAGGAGATTGAGAGTGATAGAAACATTTAAGCAAAAGTTTAGAGAAATAGAATTGCAAAGAAAAATAAACACATTAGAAAACGAAATAGGAACATTAAAAAACATAATTAAAGAAGAATTATACCACGAGTTTATGGATTACTTAGATATACGAGTAGATAATGAAAGACTAAAAGAACAAAATAAGAAACTAAGAGAAAAATTAAAGAAAGAACAAGCTAAAGAGTATAAGAAAGGAGGTAAATAGTGGAAGAGAGAGTATATAACTACATACAAGAGTTTGGCTCAATTACTACTAGGCAAGCATTCGTAGACTTAGGATGCACAAGACTTTCTGAATACATAAGAAGATTAAGATTGAAATATGACATAGATGATGAAATAGAAACCGGATTCAATAGATACGGAGAGAAGATACATTGGAAAAAATATTTTTTAAGAAATAAGGAGGACAATTAATATGAATATTTATGAAAAATTAATGAATGTACAACAAGAATTAAAAGCACCAAAAAACCAATACAACAGCTTTGGAGAATACAAATATAGAAGTTGTGAAGATATTTTAGAGGCAGTAAAACCACTACTAAAGAAAAACAAATTAACTTTACAAATAACAGATACAATAATACCTGCATCTGAAACAAGATTTTATGTAAAAGCAACGGCAAGACTTATAGATGTTGAAGCGACTGAAAACAATACAATCGAAAATACCGCTTTTGCTAGAGAAGTAGAAGATAAAAAGAAGTTAGATGGAAGTCAACTTACAGGAATTGCAAGTAGCTATGCACGTAAATATGCTTTAAATGGACTTTTCTTAATTGATGATACAAAAGATGCTGATACAGATGAATTTCAAAAACAAACATCTGAAAAGAAATTAATTACAAAGGCACAAATAAAAAGATTAGGTGAGTTAGTGGATGATTTACCAGCTATGTTGAATTATCTAAAAGTAGATAAGATAGAGAATATCTATTATGAAGATGCTAAAAAAATCATAGAAAGAAAAGAAAATGATACTAAGCGAGAAGATAGTTAATACTGAAGAATATGCAGGTACGGTGGACATCATAACAGGAATAGACAACTTTGAGTCCACTTGTACTTACAATGAAGAATGGCACACCTATAGACTAGATGGAAAAATAATACCTAGTGTAACAAGATTATTGGATGATGGAACTTACATAAATGTAGACCCTAAAATCCTTGAATCAGCTCAAATGAGAGGAACTCTGATACACAAAGAGATAGAACAATGGCTAAAAAGTGGTATAAACGGCTATACAGACGAGTTTTATGAGTTTATAGATATTTATACTAACAACGAACAATTATTCGAGAATAAGGCGATTTTTGATATAAAAACGTATGCTTCTGCATCACCAAAGAACAGAGAAAAATGTTTAAAGCAAGAAAAGATGTATGCTGAAGCAATTAAATACCTAACTGGAGAAGATATAGAACATTTTTATATGATACACCTACCAAGAGGTAAAAAAGGAAAATTAATTGAATTGGAGTGATAAAGAGTGAAAGAAGAATACAAAAAATATTTAAAAAATGGTGTGATAAATGAAGATAATGCAGTAGATATTATAGATGCACAACAAGAAGAAATAGAAAGACTAAATAATATCATAAAAGAAGTAAGAGAATATATAAAAAATATGAAGATTTTTGATTGGGAAGAAGAATACGACATAGAAAAACTTTTAGAAATATTAGATAAAGGAGGAAAATAATGAATCAAGTGATATTGACAGGGAGATTAACTAAAGACCCTGAATTAAGAACAACAACAAGTGATAAGCAAGTAGCTAGTTTTACACTAGCAGTAGATAAATACGGAGAAGGAGCTGACTTTATTAATTGTATTGTATGGGGAAAACAAGCTGAAAACCTATGCAAATACCAAGAAAAAGGAAGTCAAATAGGATTATCAGGAAGAATACAAGTAAGAAGTTATGAGGATGATAAAGGAAATAAAAGAAACATAACTGAAGTAGTTGCTGATAGTATTGAATATTTAGGTACAAAGAAAAAAGATGCACCTGAATATGATGTAGTAAACAACGTAAGAAAAGAAGAACCAACACCTTACGACATTAAAGGCGAAGGAAATGGAATAGAGATAACTGATTCTGATTTACCATTTTAGGAGATAGTTATGGAAGTAACAGGAAAAATAGTAGATTTAGAATTAGATTATGCTTTACATAGACCAAAAGTAACTTTACAATTTGATAATCAAAGAGTTATTGCCACTGACGAGTGGACTAAATTATCAAATGCAGAAAAAATAACTATTACATTAGAAGAACAAATAGAAAAAAGAGGTACAAATGCAAATTCAGCTTTATGGGTATTGTGTAACAAGATAGCAAATAAACTAGGAACAACAAAAGAAGAAATGTATATCATGGAACTAAAAAAATACGGGCAATCATTTTTAGTTCCTCTTACACCGGGTATAAATCCTAAAGGATATTTTAAATATTATGACTTTAGAGAAAAAGGCGAAATAAATGGTAAACACTGTAATTGGTATGTAGTTTACAAAGGATCTAGTGAATACAACAAAGAAGAAATGAGAATATTACTCGAAGGAGTAAATAATGATTGTAAAGAACTCGGATTAGAAACAATAGAAGATTATAAAATGAAAAAGTTAATAGAGGAGTGGGAGTGATGAATGAATCAGAAGTAAAGATAAAAGCTAGAGATGAAAAGATAAAGAAATTAAGTAAATATATAAGAGAGTTAGAAAAGAAAATAGAAAAACAAAACATTGATTTGATACAAATGAGAAGTGTGTATCAAGGAAATGTACAATTACAAGACATAAATACTGATTTAGAGAAAAAGGTAGAAAGATTACAAAGAAAAATAGAAAGGTTGAAGGGAGAAAACAATGGATAAAGAAGAAGTAAAGAAACAAATAGATAAATTTAAAATAAAGGTATATCACGAATTAGAACACAATACAAAAGAAGTATTAATATTTGGTAACGATAAAATGGCAAGTATGGTAGGAGAAATAAATCATGTAATGTTTAAGTTCGCAAGTATGATTATGCACCTATCAGAACAATCAGGAATAAGTGAGAATGAATTACTTAAAGGATTGAAAAAAATGATAAAAATATACAAGAAGTATGGAGATGAAGAATGATAATAGGAATGATATTAGGATTAATAGTATATACACTTACAATGTTAGTAATAATAGGTTATGAGGAGTGATTAAATGATAGGTTGGTTATTAATAGTAATATTTTTAACAATAATAATGCTTTTTTTAGGAAGTGATAAAGATTGAGTAAAGAAGAATTGTTTGACTGTCTTAAAAGATTATCTAAAACAGATAATTTAAGAGATGGCATTGATATAAAAAAAGAAGAAGCAAATATAATAGTAAACGAAATAGAAAGACTAAATAATATCATAAATGAATTAAATTGTGGAATTAAGGAATTAGATGATATGTTTTATGAAACATTTAGAATTAGTCAAAATGGTTATTATTCGATAAGCGAGTGGGAACTTAAAGAATTTACAGATAAAATTAAAGAACTAAAAGGAAGTGATAAAGAGTGAATCCAAACAGAGTAAAAGAAATAATGGAATATGTAAAAGGTTCTCCAGAAACTATGGATTATGGTAGATGGGGAGCATTAAATCCAGAACAAAGACATATTATAAAAGAATTATGTAATAGTTGGTTAATATTAGATGAAGCTACAAATATGCAAACAAATGAAATAGAAAGACTAAATAATATCATAAATGAATTAGAAAAGTATTTTGAGCAAGAAGGTTTTTGGCATAGTTTAGATAAAATTAAAGAACTAAAGGAGAATAAATAATGAAAGTAATAGATTTATTAAATAAGATAGCAAATGGAGAAATAAAAGAAAAAATTATGTTTCAATATAACAATGGTTATGAAGAATATGCAAATATAAATACATTATTTGATAGATTTACTATCAACGAAGAAAATCTTAATACAGAAATAGAAATAATAGAAGAAGATAAGAAGATAGAAAAACTAGAAAATAAAATAGATACAACTTTTGAAAACTATAATTTTAGCGAAAGAATGAGATTAACTGAAATAGTAAATAAAATCAATGAAATAATAGACTATTTAGAGGAGAATAAAAAGTGTTAGATTTAATATTCATATTTTTAGGTGGTATCTTATGTGGAATCAGTATTGTACTTGTATTAGTACCTAATGAAAGGAATAAAAATGCGAGTAAGCAAAGAAGTGTATGAAAAACTACTAAGCAACTCAATAGACCAAAAGAAAAATAAGTACAATAACACCAAAGTAGAGTACAAAGGAATCAGATTCGATAGCATAAAAGAAATGAAACATTATCAATTACTAGAATATTTACAAAGAATAGGGGAAATTAAGGAGTTAAAACTCCAAGTCCCCTATGAATTAATACCAAAATATAAAATAAACAACAAAACAGTACGAAAAACCACTTATATAGCTGATTTTACGTACATTACAACAAAGGATGATAAATTACACATTGTCGATACAAAAGGTTTTAAAACAGACGTTTATAGACTAAAAAAGAAACTATTTGAATACAAGTATGGGGTAGAGGTTGAAGAAGTATAGAGGAGAATAAAATGTATTATATTATAGAAACAAAAAAAGGGTACATAAAAGAACCTACATTTATATTTGATAAAACGTGTGAATTTATGCAAGATGCCTATAAATTTAGAAAAGAAAGAGATATTTTTAAGTTCTTCATATTTAGAGATAAAAAAAGATATAAAACATATAAAATGAGGGATAAACAATGACATTAGAAACCATTTACAAGGAGTTAGAAAAATTAGAGAATGATTTAGAGTTTTATGAAAATAGATTACTAGCTCTAAAGTCATTAGTAACACCACAAGCAACAAAATTCGACAAAATAGTGGTGGATGGTGGTAAAATATCCAATAATCTCCTAAAATATGTAGAATTAGAGAATCAGCAACAATTAGAAGTAACAATTCAGTACATTAAAGACAAAATAAAGGATTTAAACAATCTAAAAGACAAGGAAATAGATCGATTAGCTAAATATGGTGAAACCATAAAGGCAGTTGTATTTTTAAGAGAAAAGGACTTTATTATTGATAATTCCGGTAAAAAAAGACACTTATATTGGCAAGAAATAGCCGATAAAGTGTATTGCAGTGAAAAATCTGCAAGAAATTGGTATAATTTAGCTATAGAAGGCAGAAAAAAAGGACTTTAATTAGTCTTTTTTTGTTTAAACCCTTTATTTAGTCTTTAAGTTTTTCTTTTTTAGTTCTTCATAAGCAAATCTAACTAATTCAGCTTTATTCATACCTATTGATTCAATATAACTACATATTTCGTTATACTCGTCTTTTGGTAGATTAGTAGCGAACTTTGTATATAACTCTTTGTTTCTTTTTATGTTGTATAAAATCTTGTTTCTTTGTGCTTCTTTTGATAATGGCATTTACATCACTCCTCCTAATAATCATAACATAAGCAATTTACGTTGTCAACAATATAAATATTCATGGATTAATTCATTAATTTTATCTTCTAATTCATCATATACATTATCAGCTATTTCATTAATTCTTTTATCACTCATGTTTTCTAGCATATATAAATCCCTAATATCATACTCATCAAGAGGTGCAGAACCTTTAATATAATCAATTTCATTTTCAATATAATCTCTAACAATATATTCCACTTAAATCACTCCTTTCAATTTACTTGTTATTCCAGTTAATTCTTCTAAATATTTTATAAATTCTTTAAAATCTTTTGTAGTCCAATCTTCATAATTATCTTCTTCATAATCTAATATATCCTGATAAACTGATTCATGTTCAGTAATACCATAAGTCCATGGCATTTTTTCTATTTGTAATCCTAAAATATCATGATATTCGTCAATTTCTTTTATAAATAAATCTCTTTTCATATTTCTAATTCCTCCTCAATAATTTCATAATTATATATTCCTTGCTTTTTTAATTTTTTTATATATTTTTCAGCTCCTCTATAAGTAGGAGAGATACATAATAATCTTCCATTACATAATACACTAAACAATATACACACCACCTAATTCAACATAATAGTCATTATAGTATTTAAAACTATCACAAGTACCACCATATTTTTTGCTATAATTAAATACCGACATATATATTTTTCCTTTTTCTCCTTTGGTATAATGTACTAATTTATCTCCATTTTTCTCTAATAAATCTTTTAATAGCATTTTATTCAACCTCCTCATCAATAAAATATTCATTTTTTTCTATACTATATTTTAGTGTAGATAAACTTGCTAAATAACCTAACCAATAATAATAGTGCTTTGTAGTTTCTAAATCTTTAAAATCTGGATTATCTCCATATTTATTAAAATTAAATTCTCCAATATTCTTGTATATAAAACCAATTTCTTTTAATATTTTTTCTTCCATATTAAAATACCTCCTTCAAATATATAATTATTTCCTCTAATAGTTCTTCATATTCTTCTTTTTTATTATCACATTCCAATACTTTTAATTCTAATACCATGTTTTCTAATTTATTCATTCTCAATTCCTCCTTTATTAATAATATCTAGTACTATATCGAACACAGTAGGTATAGTACTGTTTTTTGTAAAATAACTTTTAGCATCCTCAAGATCTCTTTGTAACTCTAATAAGTCTATTACTTTATAACAATAACTCTCTAATAAATCAGTTATCCATTTTACTTGTGTAAAATCCTCTTTAGCCATTTTTTCTAACTCTTCGGTACAATCTTTAGCTATCTCATATTCACTACAATTCATTAATAAATCATTTTTTATTGTATCTATTAAAAATCCCTTTAGTCCTTTATAATCTACTGATATTTTATAATCACTATTCATATCTACTATTAAATATTGTTTAGTCATTTTATTCACACTCCTTAAACTCTATTTCTTGCAATTCATTTATACAATTAGAAATTGCTTTACAATCATAATCAAACTTATCTTCCAGATAATATAAAAATCTTAAACACTCAATCATTTTTTCTACATATTTATA